GCGAGAACGTTTATCTCGAACCGGAGCAATGTAACGGTACCCCGGTATTGGGCGCGGGCCACATCGAAGAGATCAAGTCGGGCTCTGGCACGAAGAAGACCGTCGAGAAGGGGGGTGATGAGTAAGTGGCATCGCTCAGCCTTACCGACGCGACCACCTGGATCGGTGGTTACGACTTCACGACGAACCTGAACGAGATCTCGCTGAACACGTCCATTGACGATCTCGATGCGACCACCTTCGGGGGTGGCGGTTACCGGGCTCGTAAGGGTGGACTGCGAACGGTCGAATCGAGTCTCGCGGGATTCTGGGAGTCAGCCGTGCTCGATGCTCCGGATCCTCAGATCTTCACGAACATCGGGACCGCCGATCGCGTGGTGACGATGGCGTACGACGACGCGGAGACGTCCACGGCGTACATGTTCCAGGCTGGCAAGTTCTCGTACGACATGTTCGGTGAAGTCGGGGCACTGACCCCGTTCAATGTCTCGATGATGGGCACGAACCCGGTCGGCCTGGTCCGTGGTCAGGTGACGAAGGCCAAAGCCAACGTCAGCGCGACCGGCGCGACCGGGACCGGCGTGAACCTGGGGAATGTGAGCGCGTCCCAGTACCTCTACGCGACGCTCCATGTCTTCAGCACGGGGACCACGATCACGGTCACGGTTCAGTCAGATGACAACGCGGGCTTCACCACCCCGACCACGCGTATCACTTTTGGTCCGATCACAACGGTCGGTGGAACGTGGGGGGTCCGGTTGGCCGGAGCGCTCGCGGAAACCCACTACCGGTTCAATGTCACGGCTATTACAGGGACTTTCTCGGTGGCGGGTGCCATTGGGATCGGATCATGAAAGGAATGATCTAGGTGGCCTCGTTCGCATTCACTGACGCGAGAGTTGAGATCAACTCTGTCGTCATGTCCAGCTTCGTCCGGTCCGTCACGCTGAACGTGGAAGCGGAAGACCTCGAAGACACGGCCATGGGTGACACCTACCGGTCGCGCATCGGAGGTCTCAAGGACTGGTCCGTAGATGTCGAGTTCAACCAGGACTTCGCCGCGAGCGCTGTGGACGTCACGATCTTCGCTCTCCTGGGGACGGTCGTGAACGTCAAGGTCCGGCCGACTTCAGCGGCAATCAGCGCGACGAACCCGGAGTACTCCGGCAGCGTGCTCGTCAACGAGTACAACCCGTTGGACGGCTCCGTGGGTGACCTCGCGACCACGTCCGTTTCGTGGCCTGGTGCGGGTGCCCTGAGCAGAGCCACGACGTAACGTGCCGAAGGCTCCGGCGAAGACGAAGAAGAGCGTCGAGGAACTGAAGAAGCTCGAGAAGGATCTTCGACGCTACTCCAAGCTGCCCACGTGGCATGACCGGATCAAGGCTGAACTTCGGGGTCCGGTCCGGGAAGCGGAAGCGAAGGTCAAGGCGAAGATCTTGTCCATCCCTTCCAGGACCCGGAACCGTGGTGGCCGTGGCGGTCGGCAAGAATCGCTTCGCCGGAAGATGGTCCGCGCGACCAAGAGCAACGTCGAGACTACGGGCGACCTCACCGGGGGCTTCGTGTGGGTGGACGCTCACTCGATGCCGTCCGGTGAAGAGAACCTTCCGGCGTACATGGAGGGGATCCGGAGGTACACCCGGTGGCGTCACATGGTCTTCGGGAACCCGGAGACGTGGGTCACTCAGCGAGCACATCCGTACTTCCGGCGTACGCTCCGGCCGTATGAAGCGAAGTCCATTGCCGTGGCGGAAAAGGTCATCGATCAAGTAAAACGAGACCTGGAACGCGGTTGACGTGTAAGCGTCAGAACGAAGGGATCACGCAGTGATCATCAAGTGGCGGGAAAACAGCGAGACCACCCACGAGTGGGATTGGTCGGGGGCTCCGAAGGTTCAGGAAGGCCGGTGGATCAAAGAGCGGACCGGCTGGTCTACGAAGGGCTTCCTTGACGCTCTCGAAGATCTCGATCCGGACGCGGTGATCGCACTGATCTGCATTCTCAGCGCCCGTGACGGACGGAAGCTGAAGTGGGACGAAGTCGATCTAGACCCGGTCAGTGACCTGGAGTTCATTCCGACCAAGGATGAACTCGACAAGGTCCGCGAGGTCGAAGCAGCCGAAGCAGCCGCACAGCGGGGAAAAGGGTACATCCCCCCGGCTCAAGACCTGAGGTCGCCCGTATCCAGCACTGGGCAGACCGCGAATGGTCATCTAGGCGGGGCGGTCTTGAGTCCCAGGTCCGAAGCTACTCCGTCAAGCTCTGGAACCGCTTCGGGCTGAACTACCACGACATAGCCGATCTCTGCGTAGACGTCTTCTTGTTCTTCTGCGAACAGGCTGACCAGCTCGACCGGAGAGAAGAAGCGGAGTCGAAGAGACGGAGGTAGGCCAGTGGCACGCACGATCGCCTTGAACCTGTTGTTCAAGACGTTGGGGCTGAAGAACGTCAAGGACGCGCACGACGCGATTGACCAGCTCCAAGGGAAGATGGACAAGTTCGGCAAGCGCGCGGCAATCGGTAGCGGAATGATCGCGGTCGCGGGTGCTGCCAGTCAGCTCACGGCAGCGTTGCTTCCGGTCGCGGCGGCAGCGGGGGCGCTCCCCGGTGCGTTCGCGGGTGCTCAAGCCGCGTCGATCACCGCGAAGGTCGCCTTCATGGGCATGGGTGACGCCATGTCGGCCGTGGCCGAAGGCGACGCGAAGAAGCTCGACGCGGCTATGAAGAAGCTGGCTCCGTCCGCGAAGGAAGTGGTTCGCGAAGGCGGAGCGCTCTTCAAGACCTTCGAGGACATCCGCAAGAGCACCCAGCAAAAGATGTTCGTCGGTGTCGCCGGTCCCATGCGGGAGGTGGCGAACAACCTCGCACCTGCCGTCAAGCAAGGCATGGGCAACGTCTCGACGGAGATGAACCGCGCGGGCAAGGAAGCGCTGAAGTTCGGATCCACACCACTCGCCAAGGGGACACTGACCAAGGTCTTCGACACCACGGCGAAGGTGATCCACGAAGCTGCCGGAGCGGTCCGGCCGTTCCTCGCCGGTCTGGCCAACGTGACGAAGCTGAGTCTTCCGTTCGCTCAGCGTCTCGGCTTGATCGCGGTCAACGGGTTGAAGGCCGGATCCGCGTTCATGAACAGCAAGCGGGGCATGGACGCGTTCACGTCCGTCGTGGGGACTGGCGTGAACCGGTTGCTTACGCTGGGCCGGATCGTGAAGAACCTGACGGTCGGGCTCTTCTCGATGTTCAAGCAAGTCCGGGTTGACGGTGCATCTACGTTGACCACGATCGAGACCATGACCGCGAAGTTCTCCGCGTGGGCGAAGACTGCCGGGGGCCAACAGAAGGTCGCGGAGACGTTCAGGTTCCTGCACGACGTACTCAAGCAAGTCGTCGCGATCCTTCCGCTGTTCCTGTCTCCGCTCGTTACAGTCGCTAAGTTGGTCTCTGGGCTTCCCCAGCCGGTCAGGAGCTTCGCGGTCAACTTGCTTGCACTGACGGTCGTGGTGGGTCCGCTCGCTAGCAAGATCATGGCTGTAGTGAAGTCGTTGGTAGCGATGGAGATCGCGCAAAAGGCGACGACTGTCGCGACCAAGTTGTGGGCGGCGTCCATCTGGCTCGTGAACGCTGCGATGCGCGCGAACCCCATTGGCATCGTGATCACCGTGATCACGGCATTGGTCGCTGCGGTCGTGCTCGCGTACAACAAGAGCGAGACTTTCCGGAACATCGTGAATGCCGCGTGGACCGGGATCAAGAACGCGGTGTCCACGGCGTGGAACGGGACGATCAAGCCCGCGTTGATCGCGTTCAAGAACTGGATCGTGACGGAGCTGGGACCCAAGATCATGTGGTTCCACAAGAACGTCGTGCTTCCCGCGTGGAACGGGATCAAGGCAGCGATCGGTGTCGCGTGGACCGTGATCAAGGTGATCTTCGAGGCGTACAAGTTCTATATCACGAAGATCCTTGCTCCGGTCGTGCTCTGGCTCTGGAAGAACATCATCGTCCCCGCGTGGAAGGCGATCTCCCTAGCGATCAACATCGCATGGAACATCATCAAGATCGTGTTCGATGTGATCAAGTTCTACATAACGAAGATCGTCGCTCCGGTGATCCTGTGGTTGTGGAAGAACATCGTTACCCCCGCGTTCAAGGCGATCGGTGCCGTCATCAAGGTCGCGTGGGCGGTCATCAAGGTCATCTTCGACGCGATCAAGTTCTACATTCAGCGGGTGCTGGGGCCCGTCTTCCAGTGGGTGTGGAAGAACGTGATCAAGCCGGTGTGGGACTTCATCTCCCGGCATATCTCGTCGGTGTGGAACAGCAAGATCAAGCCGGTCTTCGACCGGATCATGGCCGTCGTCAAGACCGCGCTACCGAACGCCTTCAAGACCGGCGTGAACCTGATCAAGGGATTCTGGGACAAGATCCTATCGATCGCGAAGGTCCCCGTGAACTTCGTGATCAGGTTGTACAACCAGGGCGTCGGCAAGATGATCAACAAGCTCGCGGAATTCGTGGGCTCGAACGCTCGAGTGCCCGCGATCCCGTACTTCGCTCAGGGTGGTGTTCTCCCCGGCTACGCACCCGGCAAGGACTCACTCATCGCTGCGGTGTCTCCAGGTGAGGCTGTGATGCGCCCTGAGTTCACGAAGGCGGTGGGTCCAGGGTTCGTCAACGAGGCGAACAAGAAGGCCCGCTCAGGTGGACCTGAGAGCGTTAAGAAGTGGCTCACCGGTGGCGACGCGATGGGTGGGGAAGGGCTCGCGTTCGCGAAGGGTGGTGTCGTTCCCGGCTACGCCGGAGCGTTCGGCTTCGGTGGGATCATCGGGGACTTCATCAAGGGTGTGAAGGACTTCACGATCGGCAACGTGTCCAAGGGAGCGAAGCTTCTGATGGACAAGATCTTCGCCGCTGGCATCCCCGCGTCCGGTGGGCTGAAGACTCTCTTCTCTGCCATCCCCGCGTGGATCAAAGAGAAGGTCGCGGCGTGGGTCAAGAACAAGGTCGGTGACTTCGGGGGCGGTCCCGGCATGGGCAAGGCGGCCACCTTCGCCCGTGCTCAGGCAGGCAAGCCGTACGTCTGGGGTGGCGTCGGTCCCGGTGGTTACGACTGTTCCGGATTCATGTCCGCGATCTACAACGTGATCAAGGGGAAGAACCCGTACCAGCGTGCCTTCACCACATTCAGCTTCGGCAACTCGGGCGGACCGGGGGGCTTCGTCCGTAACCAGCGCTCCGGCTTCATGGTCGGAGTTGAGAACCACGGCTCCGGTCACATGGCGGGAACGCTGGGCGGGAAGCTCAACGTGGAGTCGCGCGGCTCTCGC